ACAATGGGATTCTTTACAAACTTCTTAAATGTAGATGATGACAACATTAAAGTTGATGCATCAGTTGCACCATACGTGTTCCCGGACCAACAACAAACCTTTTACAGCGTAGGATTCAATCCAGCAATTTCACGTTCAGAAGCAATGGCTGTTCCAGCTGTAGCAAGAGCTAGAAACATTATCTGTGGCACTATCGCATCATTGCCAAGACAAGTCCACCGAGAAATGGACGAAGCCTACATAGAAGCCCCAAGCATTATTAAAAACCCTGACCCAAGAATGGCATCAGCTGTAATTTATGCCTACACAATTGAGGACCTATTATTTAGAGGGCAAGCCTATTGGCAAGTCACAGAAGTTGATCCATTAAACAAACCTGTATCAGCACAATGGATTTCAGCAGACAGAGTATTTCAAAAACTTGACTACACATCAAAATTTGTTATCGGTTATGAAATAGATGCAGTCCTTGTACCAAATGCAGGTGTTGGAAGTCTCATACCTTTTGTTGGATTAGATGAGGGCATCTTAAACAGAGCAGGTCTAACTTTACGCTCTGCACTTGAATTAGAAAAAGCAAGCTACAGATTTGCACAGGAACCAACACCAACCATGATCTTAAAATCAACTTTGCCTTTACCTAAAGAACGTGTCACAGCTTTACTTGATGCCTGGAAAACAGCACGCAACACAAGAGGCACAGCATTCTTAAACGACAGCGTAGACATGACCTCAGTTGGATTCAACTCAGCAGAACTACAACTTATTGAAGCCAGACAACACCTAGTTGCAGAAGTTGCAAGACTCACAGGAATACCTGAATGGTATCTAGGAGTTAATTCATCAGGCATGACTTACTCAAACGTAACATCAGAACGCAGAGCCCTAATCGACTTCTCACTCAAACCAATTCTTGTAGTACTTGAGGAAACACTTTCCATGCTTCTACCACGTGGACAACATTGCAGATTTGATTTAGATGACTTCTTGCGTGGCAACCCAACTGAAAGAGCAGAAATTTATTCCAAGCTAGTACCCCTAGGAATAATGACAGTAGACGAAGTAAGACGAGACGAGGATTTGGTGGACCCACTATGATATTAAATTTTAATTCCAATGTATTAACAGCAAACATAAGCAAACGAGAAATCACAGGACTAATTGTTCCTTTTGACAAAATTGGCAGCACCTCAATGGGTGAGGTTGTATTTGCTCAAGGATCATTAGACATAACCGGTGATATCAAATTGCTTGCAGAACACGATTCAACAAAACCACTAGGACGCATGATTTCAAATAATGCAACACCTATTGGCATTGTTGCAACATTCAAACTAGCTAACACAACAGCAGCTAATGATGCCCTTGTAAACGCACAAGAGGGTTTAGTTTCAGGCTTGTCTGTTGGTGCAAATATTGAAACCTACAAAAACAAAGATGGTGTTGTTTACGTATCCAAAGCTTCACTTGTTGAAGTCTCACATGTAAGCAATCCAGCATTTGTTGATGCACAAATTTCTGATGTGGCTGCAAGCGCAGAAACACCAGATGAAGAAGTCGCTGCAAGCGCAGATGACCAAACCACAACCGAAAGTGAGGTCACTTCAATGGAAAAACCAAATGAAGTAACTCCAGAGGTTCAAGAAGCTGCGCCAGAAGTATCTGCAGCAGTTGAAGCCTCAAAATCAGTACACCCTGCAATATTCACAAAACCAAGATCACCAATCATGTCAGCTGCTTCATACTTAGAACACAAAGTAAGAGCAACACTTGGTAATCAAGAATCAAACCAATTTGTTATGGCTGCTGATGACACATCATCAACCAACACAGGTTTAACTCTTGCACCACACATGAACGAATTTGTTTCAACTTCAATTGCTGGCCGTCCAACAATAGATGCATTGTCATCTGGTGTTTTACCTCCAACCGGTTTAAGTTTTACAATTCCAAAAATTACAGCCGTACCAACTGTTGCAGACACAGATGAAACATCAGCACCATCTGAAACAGGTATGACTTCTGATTACATAACAGTAAACGTAAACAAGTTTGCTGGACGTAACGAAATCTCACTTGAACTGATTGAACGTTCCGGTCCATTGTTCTTCAATGAACTTGTACGCGAAATGGCAAATGCTTACGCACTTGCTACTGACAAAGCAGCAGTTGCAGTTTTGGCAGCATCAGGAACACAAGCAACAAGCGTTGCAGCAACAGCAGCAGGACTACAGTCCTTTGTTGCAGTTGAATCAGCAGCTTGCTACAAAGGTTCAGGTAACTTTGCACGTAACTTAATTGCTTCTCCAGATCAATGGGCTGCAATCATGGGTTACACAGATGACAGCAAACGTCCTCTATACATTGCTGCACAACCACAAAATGCATCAGGCAATGTTTCAGCACAAGCAATTCGTGGAAACGTATTAGGTCTCGACCTTTATGTTGATCATGGAATTGTTACTTCAGGTGTTATTGACGAATCAGCATTTATCGTTGCACCAGAAGCAGTAACTGTTTACGAATCACCAACCCGTTCCGTACAAGTAACACGTACAACTGACGGAATTGTTGAGCTAATGCTTTACGGCTACTTAGCAATTGCTATGAAAAAAGCAACTGGCGTTCGCAGATTTAACTTAACCTAAATCCAGCGAGTTCAACCGACTCTCCCGGTTTAGACCCCTGTACCGGGAGGGTCACCCACATTGAAAGGAAACAATGTCTACAGTAATTAGTGCAGCAGAATTACGATCCGTTCTTGGAGTTTCAAGCGCGTTATATTCTGATGCAATTCTCACAGACATTTGTGACACAGCAGAACAAATTATTGGCCCTATGCTTACCCAATACAAAACTTTTGTTATTAAACATTCTTTGACTTCTAATGTCGCAGAATTAACAACTAGCACACCACATAAATTTTATGTAGGACAAACAGTAACTGTTGCCAATGTTGGATCAAATTTTAACGGCTCAAGAGTCGTAACAGAAATTCCGTCAAACTACAAATTCAAATTTGCTAGAACCCTTGCAGATGTCAAAGAACACGCAGTTATTCCTAGTGGCTCAGCTTATGTGAATGACCTGACACAATATGATGATGTTTCAGCTGTTGAATCAGCCATGCTAGTTGTAGCTGTAGATATATTCCAAGCACGTATTGCACCAGGTGGCTCACAGCAAGGACTTGATTTTACTCCTGGCCCTTACAAAATGGGCAGATCAATTCTTAATCGTGTTATCGGTTTACTTGGCCCTTATCTTGATGTTGAAAGCATTGTTGGCTAATGGCAACCATTCAATCAGTACGCGACACTTTAGAAGCTGCAATAACTTCCAACTCAATTTATTCTGTTTATGATCATGTGCCTGAAACCATAATCCCACCATGCGTACTTATTGTAACTTCTGATCCATGGCTTGAAACAGCCACACTAGGAAACACACCAACCTATTTTATTAGATATGTTCTTGAACTTGTCGCAGCACCAATAAGTAACCCTGCAAGCCTAATAAATTTAGAGACAATGGTCCAAACAATCTTGCCTCTAATACCAAGCAATTTCCAAATCCTGGGCGTATCTAGTCCTAGAATACGTCAAGCAAACACAACAGATGTTTTGACAGCAGAAGTGTCTGTCAGATCAATATGGAATCCATAAGGAGATAAGAACATGGCCACGACAGTTCAGTTAGGAAGATCGGTTGCAATCACCATTGCTGCCGTAAATTATGATGACCAAATTCTCAACGGAGTAGTAACTTTCCAAGATGCTAACGCACAAGTTGAAACATTAAACGGAACAGTTGATTACACAGTTGATAATGAAAAAGGCGAACTTACTTTAGAAATTTTACAAGACTGGGGCATTGCTTCCGGTTTCTGTGATGCTCTATGGGACGCAGCTGACACAGCACCAAACACAACTCTTGCTGCAACAGTAACCATCAATGCAAAAGTTGTAACACTAACTGTAATTCCACGCCGACCACAATTTGGTGGTGGAGGAACAGACGCACTTACCACAACAGTTACCTTGCCTGTGAGATCAATCTCTAAGGCTTAACACCCAAGACAGGGGTCACACAAATGATTAAAATACAGATGGAATGGGAATTGGCCAATGGACAAACGTTCACAGAGTGGACTATCCCTTGGGAAATTGCCGAAGCAGAAACAGCAACAGGCGTGGTACTTCAATCACTTGCAGCAAACAAATCAGAGCCTTCTTTGGACTTCTTGTTTCAATGCGCTTACCAAATACAAAAAAGAATTGATGACAAACCAACAGGTTCATTTGATGCCTGGAAAAAGAATGTTGTTCACTTGGAAGCAGTTGATTATCAGAAATCAAATTTTACCAAGCTGGAAGCGTCCAAAGAACTCTAATCGAGTTGGCTTTGGTAACGCGCCAACCATTGTCAGAACTCTCAACGCTTTCAGCAGAACAACTCTCAACCATGCTAGATGTGGCAGGTAAATTAAATGGCCTTGCCTAACAACTCTGGTAAAGAAACAATATCAATCAAAGTTGCTGACAAAGACATCTTTGCAATTTTAAGAACTTTTAAGGTAATGGACAAAATGGCTAGTGATGATTTGCGTGGAGTTGCTCAAGAACTTGCAACAGAGATTAAAGATGCAATCATTGTCAGAGCTTCTTTTGCCCAAGACATCAACGGCAAAGACATATCAAGACAAGCTGTGGCTGTTGCCAAATCAATAAGAGTTGAACGTGACAGAATCCCAAAGATTGCTATTGGTGGTTCAAGTGTTGTAACTTCATCAGGAACACGTGCTGGCACACTTGTGTTTGGTGTTGAGTTTGGTTCATACAACAGAAAAAATTTGCCTGCTAGATCACCTAAAGTTGGTTCAGGTAATTCAGGTTACTTCATATTTCCAACACTCAAAATTATGCAGAAAACCATTTCAGATAAATGGGTTGCCGGTGTTGGTAAGATAGCTGATGAATGGAAAGGACGTGTAGCAAATGGCTGACATTAGAACGCTCAAGTTATCACTCCTGGCTGACACAAGCCAATTCACTTCAAACTTAAATAAAGCCGAGAATGACACACGTTCTTTTGGTGACAAAATTGGTGACACACT